ACATTTGCATCTGTTCCTACTGTAGGATAAATAGCTGCAGTTCGTACAAAAGCCATTGTACTTGGAGTAGCTCCTGGTAATGTTACAAATTCATTTCCTACGGTTAAAGTACTAAATTCATTTTTTCTATATACATCTAAATCTACTTCTCTAAAAATTCTAAGTTCTGCTTGAAGAATAAAGTCGTTAACTACGGTAGTAGTTAAAACATTACTATCGGTTTCTGTGTAACTTCTTATTTGATCTACTAATTCTGCATATGTTGTCATGTTATACTCACTGTTGCAATTCCTACAGCACTATTCATTATAGTATCTTGATTAGCTTGTGAACTTCCACCTAAAGGTTGCATTGTTCTTACCTGTACAGTTTCATAGGCCCCCGGAGCAGGAATTGGATTCCATTGCTGAATAGTTTGCATTTGTGTATCAAAAATATTTTGCCCTATTGCTGGATCAATATAAATACCTCCAAGAGGTATAGTAACACTAACTACTTGTGGTTTAGCATGTTGTAAAGATTGTGCGTCTGTTGGATGATTAGTTGGATTTAATAAAGGAGATTTAGGTTCCCATTCTGATTGATGAACCCAAGCTCCTGTCCATTCTTGAACCATTTCATTATAAGGATAAGCTTGACCATCTCTATCAGATATTCTTAATGCAAATTTTCCTGACGAATATCTAGCCATTTTAACTCCACCACTGTAAAGAAGTATTACCTGGAACAAAACGGGAGCTTACATCTTCTCTGTTTGTATCCGCTGCTCTTCTAAACTCTTCTTCATATACTCCTTTTAATATAGATATTCTATCAGGAGCATATTTCATTGAAATATAATAAGCTAGACCTGCTGTTAAACAAGGTAAAAAAGAAAAAGGTATTTCATTATTATTAGTATAATCACCAGAATCTTTCATTCTTAACATTGCATAATAAACTACTGTATAAGCAACATCTGCTGCAGGATATAAATATAATTTAGGGTTGATTGTTTTTTCAAAATAATATTGAGTTGGTCTGCCACCAGAAGTTTTTACAGTATAATTTAAATATGTAGATCTACTTATAGGTGAACAATTATATTCATTATTACTTGAATCACGAATTACAACATCTGTTATTTCTACAATTTGAGAAGCATCACTTGCTGCGGATCCATACAAAGAAGTTCCACTTAACTCTATAGTGTTAGCAGCTAACGCTGCTGTTTGTTTTTGTATTGTCCAAAGATTAAGACCTCTATTAGACCATTCAGCTAAAAGAAGATTTAAAGAACGACGAGCGGTTTTAAGTTGGTATCCTGTACGATCTTGTAAACCGCATCGTTCAAAAGCCTCTTCAACTATTTCATCAATAGAAAAATCAAAATTAGATGTGCTTGCATAAGTTGGCATTTAACTATTTAGCTTTACCCATACCACGTTTAGCGACACCGCCACCACGTCTATTAATTTTTTGGTTTGGACGTCTACCAAATTTGCCGTAAGATTCATTTCTTCTATCTTTCATAGATTGTTTCTTACCTGATTCTTTTCCAAGTCTCATACCTATAGATTCATCTTCTCTAGCTTTGTAACCTTGTTTTTTCTTTTTTCTTTTTATAACTTTTTTAGCAGCTCCAGCCATTTTACCGGCTAAACCTTTTAGACCTTTACCAGCTACTGACCCCATAGTTTTACCTACGCCAGCACCTAACATGCCCATAGCATCTAGTTTATGTAAAGGTAATTTAGTTTTTGAAATTAATTTTGCAACTCTGCCACCTTTAGCCATTTTCTTTTTAGGACCCATCATTCCGCCACCACGCTTCTTGACTGCTCCTCCTCGTTTCATTGCTGTTTTCTTCTTGCCCATCATGATAGACCTCCATTGATCTTTTTATACTTTTTTTCCCGAGATACCACGACGTCTCGATAGTACTCGTCAGGCCATTGACTGTAATAACCTTGTTTTTTTAATTTATCAGAAGCTTGCTGTAATTGCGAGAATTTTTGTACTAACATCATAGAATACTTTAAATTGCTTTCTATTTCAGGAATCTTGCCCTCTGGAGCCACTAGAAAATTTTGATCTTCTTCAGTAGCTGGATTTTGAGGATGAAAACTCATAAAATATATATCTTGTCTATTATGAAAGTAATTATATTCTTCGGTAACAACATGTAAATCATCTGCAGAATAGCTATAATAAGGATCACAAAATATTAATATTTCAGACACTAAAAAATCTAAATTTTTAATATGAGTATTTAATTCCGCTTTATAAGTACTTCCTTTAGTTTTTACCGCTACCCATACTTTATCATCAGCCCAAGCTTTTTTTGCAAAAGGACAAGCAGGCACTCCCCCTAAATGAACATTAGAAACCTCTAAATAATACTTAGACCATAGTCTAACGTCTTGTATTATTTGTTCCCTTGTCGGTTGTATTTTTTCCAAGTTAACCTCTTGTGTTTATTTTTAGGTTTAGATCTACTAGAATTACCTATACTTGTTCTTTTTTTTACTGGAGTAAAATATTCATTAGAAGGTGTTTTAGCCATAAACTATAAATAAGTTATTGCGCCTGCAATCCACAAAGCAGCAAAACATATATATGCTATTGTTACTGGTTCCATTACTTACGCTCTATAATCTTTTTTATTTTAAGCACACCTTCTGAGTCAGGTTCTAGTTCTGCCACTACTTGACCACATTCATAACGAATAACATTTGTCCTGCTCTCTGATAAGTTTCGCTCACTTTCTCTTTTAACTTTAAGGCAATGTGATAAACCATCTGTTTTCATAAACCCATCCATAGATCCATTTACTATCATCATCATTGCGAATACTGTCTCAACTACCATTTTGTCTTACCTTATCTTTTACTTGTTCAACATCTTTTTGTAACTTTTCAACCTGTGTTTTTAGAAAATCTATATTTATATTATTACTTTCAATAGACTGTATCTCTTTTGCCATATCTTCATTCTGCCCCGCTAAAAATTCCAGCAACATGTATAATTCCTGATTTACAGGGGTTTGCTCAGCTTTTTTAAGTAAGTCAGCTTCCATTAATTGTCTTGCAGTCTCAAGTTGGGTTAGCCTTTGAGTCAAATCACTGTAGGCGAAGATCCCAATACCTATGGCTGCAATTAGGCCAATTAAATTTCTCATAGGCATACTAATACTTGTGTTATCGCTTATTTTCATACTATCCTCCTAAAGGATTTTCTAATGCACTTTTAATCCTTTTATCTATTTTTTCTTCTAATTCTTTTTGTGCTTGTTTTATTCTATCTTCTAATTTTTTCATATCATCTTCTAAAGTATCAATTGTAGATTTTAAATCTTTAGCATTATCTCTAGAATCTTCTTTTACTTGTTGCTCGACATCATTAACAATTGATTCAACTCTACGAACATCTTGACGTAAATCATTTTTTAATTCATTAGCCACATCAGAAACAAGTCTTATTTCTTGCATCATCATTTCCATTTCACCCATTAACATTTCTATTTCTGTTTGTAAAAGTTCTGTCTTACTTGACATTTCTTCTTTTGTTAGTGCAATGTTTTTATCAAACTCTGATAAATCTGGAGCTACATAATTCTGTATTTGTTCTTTCATGTTAAGGTAGTCTTTATAGAATTCAAAACCACCCCATAATCCACCACCAAGTGTAGTTAATGCTGTAAGAACCACAAATATTTTTCCGCCTTTAAATTTAAGACCAGCAAATTCCATCTCTGCCATAGCTACTCCGAATCCGTCTGCCATTGTTGCATTATCATATCGTTTATTAATCCTTCACTTCCAGCAAATAGATAATACTGTGCAATATTATTATTTTCTATTTGTGTATCAGGTATCATGTAATCTGTAAAAAATCCTTGCCTATCATCTAGTTGTTTTTGTGAGTTAAAAAAAGTTTTTGTATCACCCAACACCTGCATTACAATTAATGTTTTTAACTGATTTGTTGAGTCATATCTACCCTTATCCCCCATCTTTTTGACTATTTTCTTTGCGGCTTTTTCTTTTTTAGATTCTGGTTTTTTTACAGGTTTCTCTTCGGCTTCACTCTTATCTTCTGGTTCTTCCATATTCTCTGGTTTATCCTCATTTGTTTCAGCCTCTGATACGCTTTCTTCGTTCTCTGTCTCTTCAGCCATATCTTCTTTAGGTTCTTCCATATCTTCTTTAACAGGTTCATTTTGTACCTCCTCCGGCTCTGGTTGAGCTTCTTCCTTAACCTCTTCTATTTCAGGTTTAGTTTCTATTTCAGGTTCCATATCTGGTTCTGATACTTCCATGTCAGGCATATCCATTTCTGGTTCTGGCATTTCAAGATCAGGCATTTCTAATTCCATTTCCATTTCAATATCTAAAACTGCTACTTCCATTCTC